AATAATTTGTATATGAATCAACCGGTATGGGTGGTGCCTCTATATCAGCAACAGTCAAGGTCCCAAGTATGTAACTCGGTACCCACCGTACGTGCCTCTACAGAGACTCATACTCACTGCAATGCAAAGTCACTGGTCCTGTACGCCGTGAACCGTAAGGTACTCACGAACATACTTTACCCTTAACTCTCACTGAGTAAGTAAAGCCCTACCATATGGTGATCATATCCATATTAAACTCCTATTGGAGCCAACCTAAGATCTAAGGGATAGCTCGTCGCTATCCTGATGTGCCCACATCCTTGTGAAAGGACCATGGACATGCTGTTGTTACAGCAACATCAGGATGGGATTTGCCGTCGCCTTTCTGTGATTGGCATCCCCACTCACAGCATCATGCCGTTTTACGAGCTGATGTGTAAGTGGGAACGTTGCTCTGGCGTTGAGTGGACCATCAAGAGGCTAAAGAGCCTCAAGGTGGATTTGATCCGCTCACAATCATCCCTTTCATCTCTAACGTGGATTCGTAAGAATTCCCGTGGTGAGATTTATGGTGTGATTGGAACCCTGTTTCGGTGGGCTAGATCTTCTGAAGAGAACTTTAGTAGGTGCGTGCAGGCCTTTATGGCCTACAGCTTCTACATCCTTCCTGGACTCTCTGAGTCACAGAAAGAAAAGTTCTTGACAGCGATCAATCCCCCTGAACCAGATAATCTTACTGATGAACTTCTTGGAAGCTTCAGTAAGATGGTTCGCCAGGTCATTCGTCGTCGGGCGGTGAGTGTTCCTCATCGTCCGTTAGTGACTTATCGGGGTTCTCCCGATAAGAGGTCTCCGCGACCCTGGTCAGTTTCGGTTTCCCAGGCTGAGCGAGTTCTCGACGATGTCGAGATCTTTAACTCTCCATGGGGAATCGATCTGTACAGGGACCATAGGCGGCTCTATGAGCCGCTCCTGGTCGGTCTTCTTGAAAGGCGCACGAGGCTCAATGAGACAACCAATTCTCACATCCCTTCTGGGGATGGTTGGTTCGACTATGAGCGTCTTCCGCTTTGTGGAGAGATCCACTTCATTCAAGAACCTGGCGGTAAGCTACGAAGTGTAGCTTCACCCTTTCGCATTCATCAAGAAGCTCTTCGCCCTTTGGGTGAAGAGATCTATGATGTTGTGAAATCACTACCCTGGGATTGTACTTTCGATCAAACGAAAGCCATTCCCGCCATTCAGGCCCACCTTGGTAAAGGTGGACGGGTTCACTCAATCGATCTGTCGTCCGCGACAGACCACTTTCCTCTCCGACTGCAAGAGGTAGCACTTCGTGCTATCTTCTTCCAGGAAGATTGGGATCACATCGATCTTTTCACAAAGATCTCACGTGGTCAGTGGAGGTCCTCTCTTGGGTACCTTCGATGGAGTAAGGGCCAACCCTTGGGTCTGTACCCGAGTTTTGGCTCCTTTACCCTTACGCATGGTCTCCTTCTACTTTGGCTTGCCGGTGGTTCATACCATCAGCAATTCTTCGTGGTTGGAGATGATGTAGTAATCCTTGATGATAAACTCAAGGATCGCTACCAAGACATGCTTAACCTGATGGCCTGTCCTTGGTCTACAGATAAATCGATCTCTTCTAGCAAACTCTCTGAGTTCGCTGGTAAGATCATCACTTCTTCTGCGGTTTATCCGCAATTGAAGTGGAGGAATATGTCAGATGACAACTTCCTAGATATCTGTCGACTTTTAGGCAGTAAGAGCCGATGCCTTCTTTCCCCTCGGCAGAAAGTGGTCTTTGACCACGTAGCACACTTGTGTGCTCCCGTAGGCCTCAATTTCTCTCTTCCAGGTGATAACCTGGAAAAGATGATCTTTAGGACTATGGATTTCTACCAGCCGGAAAAGACGATCTTAGGTTCCCTTGTGGGCCTAAGAAAGAAGATTCACCGTGAGGTGTACTCTTCTTCGGAGCGATTCGATGCTACAGAGCTCGAATCCCTCTCCGTCACCTTCGACGTGAAGGTGAAGACAGTACTGTGTCAGGTGCTTAAGTCCCGTTGGGAGGTCCTCCTTTCAATTGGACTTGAAGCATTCGACACCGTACCCGAGGCTCTGGGGCTATTGCCCAGATTACCTCTTCGGAGTGTTGCCCCTTCGAGGGTGACAACTCTGGATAGGTACGAACGGCTTCTCTCACAGAAAGGCCGCTGCTAACAACCC